CCTCTGGTACATGGACGGCGGCTCGGTCAACCAGATCACGCTCGCGTCGGTCGAAGTCCAGTAACCCGCCACCTCAACGCCTCAACGGCCACCACACCCGGGTGGCCGTGTGCATTTGGAGCCTCGCATGAGCATCACCTCGGCAAACGCGATCGTCACGCTGACCGTCGCCGGCCTGTACGACACCCCCATCCAGCTCGAAGGCTTCATGGCCGAAGACATCTTCGACATGGCGATGGCCACCCACGCCGAGACGGTGATGGGCGCCGACGGCCGCAAGACCGCTGGCTTCGTCCCGACCATGCGATCGCAGACCTTCGCGCTGCTGCCCGACTCCCCGTCGTGCGAGCTGCTCGACACCTGGATCAACGCCGAGCTCCAGGCGCAGGAGACGTTCCGCGCCGATGGCCAGATCACCCTGCGCTCGCTGGGCGTCAACGGCAAGGTCTGGACGATGAGCAACGGTACGCTCAAGGAATACAACCAGATGCCCGACGCCAAGAAGGTGCTGCAGGGCCGCAAGTTCACCATCGAGTGGGAGCGCGTCGTGGGGGCGCCGCAGTAATGCGCAACCACGCCGACATCACCATCGCGGCCGAGGGGCGCGACAAGGGCAAGACCTTCCGCGTGACCGAGATGTCCGCGGCGGCGGCTGAAGACTGGGCCATCCGCGCGCTCATGGCCATCGCCAAGGGCGGCGTCGAGGTGCCCGACGGCATTCCCGAGTCGCTGGCTGGCATCGCCATCCTGGGCTTCAAGGCCCTGGCCGGCGCGGACTACGCGACCGCCAAGCCCCTGCTGGACGAGATGATGGGCTGCGTGTCCGTTGTCTCCAGCGCCGGCATCGTTCGCGGGCTGATGCCCGACGACATCGAAGAGGTCGCCACGCGTCTCCAGCTCCGCAAGGAGGTGTTCGAGGTGCACACCGGTTTTTTCGCACGCGCCGAGCTCTCGAAATCGACGACTTCGGTCTCGGCGGCGCCGACGGCATCCGCTTCGCCCAGTGCGTGAACGTGCCCCTGACGATCTCGGCCGTCATCGCGAGCCCGCTGCGGCTGGCGACGCTGCATGAACTCCAGACGGTCTACGGCTCGCGCGACCTGTTCGACTTCCTCGAAGTCATGACGGTGCAGCGCCGGAACGAAGAGCTCGCCGCCAAGGCGCGGGACTGATCCATGCCCAACTTCATCGACAGCCTCCTCATCAAGATCGGCCTTGACGCCTCGGGCGTCACCAAGGGTCAGAAGGAGGCCAAGGACTCGCTGGAGAAGACGGCCAAGGCAGCCGACAAGGCGCAGAAGGACATCGACGGCGCGGCCAAGAAGACCGCCGAGTCGTACAAGAAAGTGCGCGACGGGATCCTCGAGATCACCGCCGCGGTCGTCGCTGCCGTGGCCGGCAAGGAGTTCCTTGCCTACATCACGGCCAGCGACGTCGCGGTCGGGCGCCTGGCCAAGAACCTGAGCGTCACGACCGAAGAGCTGTCCGCCTGGGAAGGCGTGGCGCGTCGGCTGGGCGGCCAGACGAGCGATGCTGACAGCCTGTTTCGTGGCGTCAACGCCATGATGGAGGACTTCAAGCTCAACGGCGGCTCCGGCTCTTTCAGCCCGCTGGTGCGCGCAGGCCTTGACCTGTCCAAGGTCATGGACAAGTCGACCAGCTACACGCAGCGCCTGCTGATGATGCGCGACGCCATGCGCAAGCTCAGCGGCCCCGACGCGCAGCGCCTGGGACAGATGGCCGGCTTCAGCGAGGAGGGCTTGACCATCCTCGTGCAGACAGATCGCGCGCTCGAGGAGATGCTCAAGACCCAGCGGGCGATGAACATCGAGACCGAGGCCGATCGCAAGTCGGCGGTCGACCGCAACGAGGCCTGGACGAATCTGACCGAGACGCTGACCGGCTTCGGCCGCAAGGTGTCGACGGAGTTCAGTCCGCTCCTGAACGGAGTGCTCGGCGGTCTCAAGGACATGCTCCTCTGGATGGAGGATCACGTTCCAGTGTCCATCGGCCTGATGGGCGGCCTGGGGTCGGCTATCCTGCTTCTCAAGGGCTACAGCATCGCGTCGTTCGCAGCGCAGTTCAGCGGCAACCTGGCGACGATGGGCGGCGCGGTCGGCGCGCTGCTGGGCCGGCTGGGCCTGTTGGGCGCAGCGCTGTCGGGTGGTTGGCTTATCGGGACCGCCCTGAGCAAGATGGGGCTGTCTGACTGGCTCGCGGACAAGGCTTACAGCCTGTTCGACAAGAACGACTACAACGCGCCGGTGCACGTCCAGCGGGCCGCGGCCGGTGCAACTGGCTCGCCGGTCGGGATCCGCAACAACAACCCCGGCAACCTGAACTTCGCCGGCCAGGCGGGCGCCACGCGCGCGGGCCGGTTCGCCGCCTTCGGCTCCATGGCCGAGGGCATCGCCGCGATGGACGACCAGCTTCAGCGCTACGCGGCGCGCGGCAACGACACCGTCCGCGGCATCGTCAGTACCTGGGCGCCGGCGAGCGACCACAACGACACCAACGGGTATGTCGCCGCGGTGGCGCGCGCCCTTGGCGTGGATGCCAACGCGCACCTGAACCTGAACGATGCGAACCAGCTGCGCGGCCTCATTGCCGCGATGACCACGCAAGAGGTCGGGGCAGGGCGGATCAGCACGGAGCAGATCAACGCCGGCATGGCGCTCTCGATGCAGCGCGCCGGCGCGGGTGCTTCGACCACGCACATTGAGGCGCACTTCAACATCAAGAGCACCGACCCCCGTGGAGTGGCTCAGGAATCAACCCGCGAGCTGCGCAACTTCTCCCTGGCCTCACAGGCCAGCCGCGGAGTGTCCTGATGGCCGCCGGGGTCCCCGCGCTTCTCGATCCTGTATCGGAGCCGCCGGCTGAAACGCTGCTGACTTCCGACTCGCCGGCGATCCAGCCGTCGTCGCGCGTGCCGGCATGGGGGATCTACCTGGACGGAGCGATCGCCATCGAGGCCGACTCGATCGTCCGCGTCGAGCTCAAGGCCTCCGCGCGCGTCACGAACGCGCCGCAGGAGAAGGGCGCCTTCCAGTCCTACAACAAGGTGCAGGCGCCGCTCGAGTCGCGCGTGCTCATGACCAAGGGCGGCAACGAGAGCGAGCGCGCGGCATTCCTGGATGCGCTGGAAACGGCAAAGCAGTCGCTGAATCTGTACGACATCGTCATGCCCGAGAAGTCGTACCTGAACGCGAACATCATCGGCTACAGCATCCAGCGATCGGCGCGGCAGGGTGTCACTCTGCTGACCGTCGAAGTGATGTTCGAGGAGATCCGCCAGGCGTCCGCGCCGGTGTTCACCACGACCGCCGGCGGCGCCGCAGTCGCCCCCGTGGCGGCAATCACCAGCCCCAAGGCGACGGCGAGCGCTGACCCGGTCAACGCCGGTACGAAGCAGCCGGTGACGCCGACCTCGGCGCAGACGGCGCCGGTGCGCAAGGCCCTGGCCCCGGCCGCAGCTGTTGGCGCTCCGACGGGTGGCTGAGATGCAGATTGTCCCCATCATCGACGTCGTCTCGCAAACCCTGACGATCACGCTCGGCGGCCAGTCGTGCCGAATCGACCTCAAGACGCGATCGACGGGGCTGTTCTGCGACCTGTACGTCAACGACGCTCTGGTCATCGGCGGCGTGGCGTGCCGCAACCTCACGCGCATCGTGATCGACGCCTACCTCGGCTTCGTCGGCGACCTGATGTTCTCGGACACGCAGGGCACGGCGGATCCGTCCGCCCCCGGCTTGGGCTCGCGCTTCCTGCTGTTCTACCTCGAGGCAGGCGACCTGTGAGCTTCCTCAAGCGCAAGATAGACATCACGTTTCAGCTGGGAACGGGGTCGTTCGGAGAGTCCGGCACCAACACCGTCACCTGCTCGGGCCTGCGCGTTCACGCTCGGATCGACAAGGTCTTCGGCCCCGGCATGGGCGAGGCTCAGCTGCGCATCGAGGGCCTGACGCCATCGCTGCTCAACCAGCTGTCGTCGCTGAACCAGGCGACCATGGCTGTGCGCAAGAACACGGTCATCGTGTCGGCCGGCGATGACGTCAACGGCATGGCGACGGTCTTCCAGGGCCAAGTCATGATCGGCCAGATCATGCTCAACACCGCGCCCGACTCGGCGCTGATGGTGCTCGCCCAGGCTGGAGCGTTTGCCGCGGTTCAGACCGTTCCGCCGACCAGCTACACCGGCACGGCAGACGCGGCGGTTGTGATGCAGAACCTGGCCCACCTGGCCGGCCTGGACTTCGAGAACAACGGCGTTTCGATGCAGCTGTCCACGCCGTACTTTCCCGGCTCGCCGCTCGAGCAGATCCGCAAGTGCGCGGACGCTGGTCGCGCGGTCTTCGACTACGTGATCGACGACAAGACGCTCGCGATCTTCCCGGTGGGCGGCGCGCGCGGCGCGCAGATCCCGCTGATCTCGCCCGACACCGGGATGATCGGCTACCCTAACTACTCGACGGGCGTCTACGGCATCGAGGTCACGACTGAGTTCAACCCGCTGCTCCGGCCCGGCGGCAAGGTGCAAGTGCAGAGCAGTCTCGAGGTCGCAAACGGCACGTGGCAGGTGTTCAACCTGTCGCACGAGCTCGCGAGCGAGGACCCGGGCGGCGCGTGGTTCACCCACTTCAGTGGGGCGGCCCTGAATGTCTAGCGGGTACAACTCCAACCAGCGGCCCGCGTCGGCGTCGTCGGAGTTCAATGCGGTCTCGTTCCTGGTGCGCGCGCTCCTGAGCGGCACCGCGACCGCCAAGCTGGTCAAGGTGATGGGCGTCACGAATGACGGCAGCCTCGAGCCGAGCGGAACGGTCGACATTCAGCCGCTGGTCAACCAGGTGGACGGCATCGGGCAGGCGGTGCCGCACGGCACGATCTACAAGTGCCCCTACATGCGGATGCAGGGTGGGGCGAACGCGATCATCCTTGACCCGGTCGTTGGAGATCTCGGTGTCGCGGTCTTCGCCGATCGCGACAGCTCGAGCGCCATCGCGAACAAGGGACAAGCGAATCCGGGAAGCTCGCGGCAGTTCGACATGGCCGATGGTCTCTACCTCGGCGGGTTGCTGAACGGCGTGCCGTCGCAATTCGTGCAGTTCTTCGCGGCGGGCATCCAGATCACGTCGCCGACGGCGATCAAGCTTGACGCGCCGTCAATCACCCTGACGGCGCCGTCGATCTCTCTGATCGCATCGGCCGGGATCCTGCTGGACACGCCCACGGTTACGGCAACCGGAGACATCGACGCCAGTGGAACTGTCTCGGCAACCGAGGTCGACGCGCCTACCGTGAATGTCTCCACGACTCTGACGGTCGCCGGCAAGAACCTCGGCCCGACCCACACGCACGACCACGGCACGATGACCGCATCGGGCCACACCGGAACGGTGATCTGATGGCCGACACGCTCTACCTTGACCGCGCCACGTGGGATCTGACCACCGATGCGAACGGGAACATCGCCTTGGCCGGCGCGCCCTACGCGCTGACACAGGACGCGGCGTCGGAGTGCCTGACGCAACTGGGCGAGGTCTACTTCGACACGACCCGCGGCATCCCCTACCTGGGCGAGATCCTGGGCAAGTCCACTCCCATCGAATACACGAAGGCGCAGCTGGTCGCCGCCGCGCGCCTGGTGCCCGGGGTCGTTGCGGCCAAGGCGTTCCTGACGACCTCGAGCTCCCGCAAGGTCGGCGGCCAGATCCAGATCACGGACGCGAGCGGCACCGTCTCTGCAGCAAGTTTTTAACCAGAAGGAGAGCTCACATGCACTATCGGAACGGCCGCGAGGCCAAGAACGGCGACAAGGTCGTCAAGCTGGACGGTGGCAAAGTCGTCTCATTCGGCGTCCTGCACAGTGCCGTGCCGGGCAACGACTACTGCAACGGCAACATCGCCGTCGTGCAGCCGGCCGCGGACTACGCATGCATGGTCGACTGCCTGCACATCGAAGACGTGGCTGCCATGCTCGCCGCTGCGGGCCTGGACAAGCGCCCTGAAGGCAAGTAACCAAGCCCTGAGCCGACCACCCAGCGACAAGCCGCCTCCGGGCGGCTTTTGCATTCCAGGGCCGACATGACGACCAACGTCCCCTCCATCACGATCGGCCCGAACGGCATCGTGATCCCAGCCGAGTCCGCGCTGCTCGCGGGTCGGCTCTCGGATCTTCAGGCGGCCTTTGGGGGCAACCTGAACCCGTCGCTGGTGACGCCGCAAGGCCAGATCGCCATGTCCGAGGCGGCCATCATCGGCGCGGCCAACGATGCGTTCCTCGAGATCGCGAACGGGTTCGACCCAGCGCTCAACGCGGGGCGCTTCCAGGACGCAGTGGCGCGGATCTACTTCCTGACCCGCATCCCCGCCGCGGCCACCGTCGTCTCGTGCCAGTGCACTGGCCTGGATGGCACCTTCATCCCGGTCAACGCGCAGGCTTCGGACAGCGCGGGCAACCTGTACCTGGCTACCGAGTCGGGCGTCATCGCCGGCGGAACGGTCACGCTCACGTTCGCCTGCGCGACGACGGGCCCGACGATTTGCCTGGCCGGGTCGCTGACGACGATCTATCAGGCCATCCCCGGATGGGATCGCATCACCAACGCCACCGATGGCGTGGTGGGCAACGACGCCGAGACCGCCGCGGCGTTCGAGCTGCGCCGTCAGCAGTCGGTGGCGCTCAACGCGACCGGCCAGACCGGAGCCGTGCTGGCCGCGGTGCTCGCGGTGCCCGGCGTGCTGGACGGATACGCGCTCGAGAACCCGCTCGGCACGCTAAGCGGCGCATCGTTCACCGGCGCCGTGTCCGGCAACCTGCTGACCGCCAGCAGCGTGACCGGCACGATCGCTGGCGGCCAGATGCTCAACGCCCTGGGCGTCGTCAGCGGCACCGCCATCACCGAGCAGGTCAGCGGCACGCCTGGCGGCGCGGGGACGTACCACCTGAACATCTCGCAGACGCTGTCCAGCGCTGCGATGACGTCGGCCGTCGGCGGCGTGCGCCTGGCTGCGAACTCGATCTACGTCGCCGCCTACGGGGGCGCGGCGAGCGATGTGGGCACGGCGATCCTCAGGAAGAAGAACCCCGGCTGCAACTACAACGGCAACACGACTGTCTCGGTTCAGGACACGAACCCAGCCTACGGGACGACCTTCCCCAGCTACGCGGTGACGTTCGAGATCCCGAACGCGACGCCCGTGAAGTTCGCCGTCGCCATGCAGAGCAACGGCAACGTGCCTTCCAACGCAACGGCGCTGATCCGAGCCGCTGTGCAAAAGGCCTTCACGGGCGCCGACGGCGGCACTCGCGCGCGCATCGCGCTGCCGATCTTCGCCAGCCGCTTCTATGCCGGCATCGCCTCGCTCGGCGCGTGGGCGCAGATCTACTCGATCCTGCTGGGCATCGACGCGGCCAACCAGAACTCGGTGCTGATGCGCATGGACCAGATCCCGACGCTCGCGCTGTCCGACATCGCCGTCACCTTCTCCTGACCCATGGTGATCGGCTACCTCGACCCGACCGTTGATTCGACGGTCGCCATGCCAGTGGCTTCGGAGATCTATCCGCGCGTCGCCCCGGTGTGGCCGCAGACGATCCTGACGCAGTACGCGAACAGCCCGCGCATCCTGTCGCTGATCTCGTCGTTCTCCGACGCCATCAACGCCGACGGACTGAGCGACCTGTTCTTGTCGTCGATCCTCGACATCGACACCGCCGCGGGCTACGGCCTGGACGTGTGGGGTCGCATCGTTGGCGTCAAGCGAACGCTGTACATCCCGGGCGGCCAGTCTGGCCAGCTGCTGGGCTGGGGCGAACCAGGCGCGGGGCAGTGGTACGGCTGGCGCCAGGCGCCGTGGAACACGCTCAACACGCTGACGCCGAACTACAGCCTGCAGGACAACGACTACCGCCGGCTGATCCTGGTCAAGGCGTTCTCGAACATCTCCGACCGCTCGATCCCGAGCATGAACGCGGCTCTGATGCAGATGTTCGCAGGGCAGGGGACGGTCTACGTCTCCGACCTCGGGAGCATGACCGCGGCCTACGTCTTCAGCTTCGTTCCCTCGACGCTTGACCTCGCCATCCTGCAGCAGTCGGGCGCCTTCGCGAGCCCGTCTGGCGTGCTGATGTCCGTCGTCCATCCCTGATCGAAAGTCTCCATGGACAGCACCCAACTCCCCGCGAAGTTCCCGATCGCGTTCGCGAGCGCCGCGTCGCCGGCGTACATCCAGCAGGTGCCGACGAACTACAACTCGTCGATCCCGGGCTCCTTCGGCCTCGACCTGGGCTCGCCGCCTGAGACGTTCCTTGCGCCGGGCGCAGGCGGCACCGCGCCGCTGGGCGAGTACTTCAACGGGCTGATGAACCAGGTGACGTCCAACATCCGTTGGATTCAGGCTGGCGGGATCTTCGCCTACGACTCGGTCTACTCGGCGGAAATCGGCGGCTACCCGAAGGGGGCGATCCTCGCGTCGGGAATTTACGGCGCGTTCTGGAAGTCGACGGCCGAGAACAACACCGTCAACCCAGACACCGGGACACTCACCGCGCCGGCGGCTGGGTGGTCGGTCCTGCAGCCTGGCACGTACCCGTGGAGCCAGATCACGGGCGCGCCGTCGTTCGTGCAGCATTCGGAGTTCGCCAGCCAACTCGTGGGCGTCAACGGCTACCAGGACACGCCGGATGGATTCCGCCGGCAGTGGATGGAGATCCCTGTTGCGAGCGCGGCCAACACGCTGGTGACGGTGGCCTATCCAGCACCATTCCCTGCGACCAGCTATAAGCCGCGCGCGGTCGTCTACGACTCGACGCTCAATGCTGGCTCTGCGAGCAACTTCCTGGTCGCCTCAGTCATCTCCAATTCACTGAGCGGGTGCAACGTCGTCCTCGGCCAGAACGGCGGCGGCGCGCGCAACGTCACCCTGATGGTCGACGTGCTCGGGCGGTGGTGAGATGGAGCCGCGCGCCTATGAGTCCGGTGCGGCCGGCACCCCGCCAAAGCTGCCAGCCACCGCAGTGACTGGCTTTCCCGCGCCCGCCACGACCACTACGCCCGCCACCACGCCGGGCCCGTACTGGTTCTACATGGTGGGCGAAGAGATGCGCAACGCCATCGCGGTCGGCGGCGTCGCGCCCAGCCCGTACGACAACGGACAGCTCTTGCGGTCCATCACCAACCTGCGCCTGTCCGGCGGCGGCTGACCCATGGATCGCGTGTATCAGGCGGGCGTCTCAAGCGTCCCGCCGGCAGCGCCATTCCCGGGCGCGACCGGCTCAGCACAAGGGTCGGCCGCCCTCGCGGACTTCGCGTTCACCACGCCCGGGGCCTTCTGGTTCTACCACGTCACCGAGTCGATTCGGAACGTCGTCGTTGCCGCTGGCCTGACGCCCGACCCCACGAACTTGACGCAGTTCGCGCAAGCCCTCCGGCTGCTCGCGGGGCTCGATCCCGCCTTTGAGTTGCGCGAGGACTTCTCGATCGAGCTGCGCGAAGACTATTCCTACGAGGAACGAGAGTAATGGGCAACACCCGCACGTCCGACGAGATCTCGGCGCAACCACTCGACGGTACCGAGCTCGTTCGCATCGTTCAGGCTGGCGGCAATGCCAAGGCGACGGCGCTGCAAATCGCCAGCACCCTGAGCTTCACGCAGGCCGGGACTGGCGCCATCTCGCGCACGATCCCCGGCAAGCTGACCGACCTGGCCGTGAGCATCGCCGACTTCGGCGCTGTCATGGACGGCGTGACCGACGACACGGTCGCCTGGCAACGGGCAGCGGCCACCGGCAAGCACATCTACGCGCCTCCCGGCACCACGGTACTTTCCGCGCAGGTCGGTCTGCAGTCGAACGTCACCGTGTTTGGCGCTGGGCCGCTCACGACCCTCCTGGTTGCGCCAGGCACGTACTCCAGCGGCGCGCAGTTCTTCAGCATCTCAGGCAAAGACCGGGTGACCATCCGCGACCTGGTGCTCGACGGGAACAAGGGAAACATCGGAACCGGCCGGCGCCAGATCACGACGGTCTTCAACTCGACTAACGTCGCCTTTCGCAACGTCCGATTCCAGAACTGCGAGGGCATTTGCATCCTCCTGTCGACGAGCGCGAACGACTTCACGGTAGACGGGTGCGGCTTCTTCAACTGCGGCGGCAACCCGAACAACTCGGATGGGTACCGCCGCCAGGCCATCGCGTTCAGCAACGGCGGGGCCTATCGGCGCATCAAGCTCACGAACAACACGTTCTACATGCAGGGGCTCGATTCGATCTCCCTGGCAGGCTGCTTCGACGTGGACATCCTGGGCAACGTCTGCGAGAGCGTCTACTCGTTCGTCTTCAGCAACCCGGGCGCCCCCCAGACGTGCGGGAACGTCACCATCGTCGGCAACACCGTCGACAAGGCCGGTGAGTTCGGCATTTCCTCGGGATCGGTCCCGGCCAACACGATCGGCCTGACGTACGTCAACGGCCTGGTGATCGAAGGCAACGTCTTCAACACTCTGGACTGCGGCGCGATCAGCGTCGGCGCCAATTGCACGAACGCCGAGGTCGTCGGCAACGTCATCATCAACCCTGGCCAGGCGACGACGCTCTGGATCTGCGGCATCAACATCGGCGGATCGCAGGTCGCGTCGAACATCGCCAACGTCACCGTTGCTCAAAACACCATCGTTGACACGAACACGACCGCCCTGATGCAGTACGGGATCATCGTCGCCGACGATGCGACCAACGTCTTCATCAAAGACAACAACATCAAGAATTGGTTGACCGGCAAGTACGGTCGGTATCCCCACGCCTCCGGCGTCTCGGGCAACGTCACCGCGCTGACCAGCAACACCGGCATTGCGTCCACCGTCTTCATCCACGACATCGACATCGCCAACGGCGTGCAGACGTCGTGGCGCGCGATGAACACGCTCGTCGGCTACCAGATCAACGGGTCCATGACGCTGCTGTCTGGATCCGGCTCTCCGGCCGGTGTCGTCAGCGCCAGCCCTGGGACGCTCTACCTTAACACGGCGGGCGGCACCGGCACGACGCTCTACGTCAAGGAGACGGGAACGGCGACGACGTCCGGCTGGGTCGCAAAGTAAGCGGGCCCGGCCATGGACCAAATCTGGAAGTCCGACGCGGCGCCGTCGACCTGGGCGCCGCCGGCGCGCTTCTCAACCGGATACCCCACGGATGGTGACCTTGCAACGGGTGTGCATCCGACGCGGCCGGGCGCTTGGTGGTTTCAGTCGATGGTCGACGAGATCCGCAACGTCATCGTCGCGGCCGGCCTGATCTACGACCCCACCGACCCAACCCAGCTGCTGACTGCGCTGCAGTCGCTGTTCCATCCGACCTACGAGCTGCGCGAGGACGGTGGTCTCGAGCTGCGTGAAGACGCATCCATTGAAAAGAGGCAATGACACATGGCTGACTTGAAGACCTCGCAGGAAGCCGCCGCAGCGCCGCTGACTGGCGCGGAGCTGGTGCGAGGTGTGCAGTCCGGTGGCAACGTCAAGATGACGACGGCCGCCATTGCTGCGCTCTATACGCCGACGACGGCCAAGGGCGACCTGATCGCGCGCGGCGTCAGCGGAGACGTGCGACTGCCTGTCGGTGCCGACACGCTGCAGCTGGTCGCTGACAGCACTCAGGCCGCCGGCGTGAAGTGGTACGACGCGATCGGCGCGGCGGTCGCCAACTTCGCCACCAGCGCCGGCGCGACGCTGGTCGGCCTGCTGCAAGCCGGCACCGGCGCCGCGCCGCGCACGGTCGCCACGAAGTTCGCCGAGACGCTGAGCGTCAACGACTACAACTCGGTGAGTTCGGCCGACGCCGCGGCGGCAGTGGCAGGCAAGCCGCTGCTGTTCCCGGCGGGGACGTACTCGCTGCCAGGCAATCAGACATTCGCTTCGCATGTGGTGATGCAGGCTGGCGCGCGGATCGTCAGCTCTGGAACGGTCATCTTCGCAAACGGATTCGAGGCCCCGGCGTCGGCCTACTGCCTGAACGTGTCGGGCTACGTCCAGTTCATCGGATGTGACCGAGTTCTGCCTCAGTGGTTCGGGGCAATGGGCGATGCGGTCTACGCGGCCGGCAGCATGACGTCGGGATCGAACGCGCTTTCGATCACTCTGCCGCCACCCGGAACCACCGTGCCCGGATTCTCCAACGGAGACACGATCTTCGTTCGCGGCGCGGGCCCGGCCGGCGCTGTCCTGGCGACGACGATCACGTCAGGCGCCGGCACGAACAGCCTCGTACTGGCAGCGAACGCGAGCACGACGGTCTCGTCGGCGGAGGTCGCCAATCGGGACAACACGCTGTCGCTGCAGCGCTTCTTTGCAGCGTTCAAGGGCGCGGCCAACGTCGGTTCGTACGGCGCGAGCCTGCCGAGTTCGACCGGGTGCGCGAAGGCGTACATCCCCAAGGGGGTCTACACCGCCTTCGGCCAGGTCAGCATGTACAGCGGCACCGTGGTCGAGGGCGAGTTCGGCAACACGATCGGCGGCGCGATCCTCGTGCAGGCCAACATCTCCGCGCCGCTCCTGAACGTCGTCGCTGACAACTTCGACAGCGCGGGCGCGTCGCTGAACGGCGGCAGCGGCAACAACATCTGGCGCAACCTCGCGTTCAAGTCGGCGACGATCAACGACGCCCTCGCCAATGCCCCCGTCGTCTTCTTCCAGAACGCCTGGAACACCCACAGCGACTCCGAGTTCGACCACTGCCTGTTCCAGAGCACGGCCGGCGCTTGCATCGGGGCGGGATTCCAGACCACCGGCAGCATCACGTCGGGCACCAACACGCTGACGCTGGCCAACGGCTCGACGCTGCGCAACGGCAACAACGCCGGCGGCATGGTGACGGTGCGCGGTGCTGGCGCGGCCGGCGCCGACCTCGTCACCTACATCGTGTCGGGCGGCGGGACTGGCAGCGTCGTGCTCCACGACAACGCGGGAACGACCGTCAGCGGCGCGGTCGTCGTGCTGACGAGCGAGACGGTCAACCCGCTCAAGGTCACTGACTGCGAGTTCGACGTCGTTCGCAGCGGAATCGAGTTCGGCGCGAACGTCTCGGGGCAGATCGTTGTCTCGAACACCGAGGCCTACCAATGCGTGCGCGGCTTTATCCGCAACACCAGCACCGGCAACGTCGACACGCAAGTCCGCGGCGGCAATGTCATCGGGTGCGGAAACACGCAAAACTCGACGGGCGCGTACCGCCGTGCGATCTACCAGGACGCCGGGTCGACGGGTGTCGGCAGCCTGACGCTGCAGGGCGTGACGCTGGTGTCAGGCATTGCCGGCTACGGCGGCCCCGTGTGGTTCCAGGGAACCAACGTCACGATCACCGACTGCGACATGACGGACTGCGACACCGCAGACCTGCAGAAGTTCGTTCTCGCCATCGCCAAGAACTACAAGATCAAGGACAACCGGCTGACGTCCAACGCCATCGCGTCGTACAGCAACGCACGCATGGTCTCGTTCTCCAACCCGACGATGCCCACAAGTTGGGACGTCAGCGGCAACGACCTGGTCAACAACGGCGGCTCGGCCTTCGATCGCGCGATCCATTCGGACTACCCCATCCAGGGCGGCATTTGCGTCGACAACCTGTTCGTCGGTGGATTCACCGCGCCAGTCGACGCCAACATCGCGACGCTCCGAAACGCGCAGATCCCGAGCATGGGAAGCGGCCCGGTGGACAGCTTCGGAACTGCGGCGCCGGCGGTCGGCACCTGGAAGCAGGGCGACAAATGCTGGAACACCAGCCCCACCAATGCCGCCGGTCAGGTGGCCGGCTGGGTCTGCGTGTCGGCGGGAACTCCTGGCACGTGGCGCGGATTTGGAGTGACGATCTGATGACGCATGACCATCCCACCTCCGGCTGGCCCCTTGTCCTCTCGTGGACCGGCAACGGGGTCGCATGGCTGATCGGGCCGGCCATGAGCCCGCTCCAGGCGATCGCGCTGGTCCTGACCATCGGCTACACGCTGATCAAGGCCTACATGCTCCTGAAGCACAAGCGGCCACCGGCCGACTGAGGTACGTCATGCGCACAACCGACGATCCGAACCCGCCGCCCTTTAAGCCGTGGGGCGAGAAGGTCACGCCTGCCAAGCCAGCCCCGCCTCCCGCGCCGGCGCCGCAGGGCAAGAGCGGCATCGTCTACGAGAACGGCCGCGCGCGGACTACCACGCATCCCAAGCCGTGGGAGCCGCTCACGCTCGACGAGGCTATCGCCAACTGTCGCGAGCACTACGCCGCCGAGGCGCAACTGGACTTCCTGCCGTGAACATCACCCCAGCATCGCTCATCGCAGCCGGCATCGGGCCGACGCAGGCCAGTGCATTCGCCGCGCCGCTGGCCGCTGCGTTCGCGCGCTTCGACATCAGCACCCCCTCGCGAGCCGCGGCGTTCCTGGGGCAGTGCATGGTCGAGAGCTCTCTGCTCGTGCACCTGGAAGAGAACCTCTTCTACTCGTCGCCGGACCGTATCTACGCGGTGTTTCCGTCGCACTTCACTGGGCCCGGCGAGGCCACGTTCTACGCCAAGAACCCGGCAAAGCTGGGCAGCCGGGTGTATGCGAATCGCCTGGGCAACGGCGACGAGGCGAGCGGTGACGGCTTCAAATACCGCGGGCGCGGGCTGCTGCAGATCACGGGCCGCGATGCCTATCGCAACGCCGCTACCGGCTTGGCGCGTGACTACGCCGGAAGCCCCGACCTCGTTGCGCAGCCGGCAGACGCATGCCTCACCGCGGCCTGGTACTGGCACAACGCCAAGTGCAACGTCCTGGCGGACGCCGGCGATTTCGATGCCGTCACGCGCGCGGTCAACGGCCGGGCGATGCTGCAGGCGACCTTGCGCAGGCAGTACACCCAACAGGCGCTTGCCGCCCTTGCGAGCTGACCATGAGCATCCGCGATCGCATCATCCAGACGCTGACGGAACCCGACGGCGTCACCTTCTGCCCGCTCCGCGTCACGGCCTTGGTCGCAGTGGCCGGCTATCACGCCGTCGTCGCCTACATGGCTGGCTTCCAGCACGTCACGTTGACCATGGCGGACTGTGGCTCCTACCTGGACCACCTGACGGCCGCCGGCCTCGGATTCGGCGGCGCCATCGGGGCGAAGTCGCTCATGAAGGCTGACGCCCCCACCAACTGACACGGGCCGGAGCGGCCCCCTCTGCGCCTCAAAGGAGAACCCAATTGACCAAGTCCATCCGCATCGAAAACGCCGACACGAACATGCACGACAAGGTTCGCGTCATCACCCAAGTCAAGAACGCCGAGGGCGAGTGGGTCAACAGCCCCACCGAGCCGCCGGTGGACTTGGCCTACCCGTGCCAGATGGCACATGTCGGAATCTGGAGCCAGAAGCGCGTGATCGTCGAGGAATACAACGACCCCGCTCCGGCCGCGCATTCGGCTCATCACCCCGTCTGACAGCCAGGAGAACCACCATGACCCTCGAAATCATCGCCTACGCCGCCGGCGCCATCGCCCTGTTTATCTCGGGCATCGCCACCCACGGCTGGCTGACCCGCCAAAAGTCCCCCACGCTGCGCATCGACGAGATCAAGGCCGCCTCCGCGCTCCTGGCCGCCGCCGCCAAGGCCGCGGCCGACGAGGTCCTGATCGCCACGGAGCGCAAGCAGACGACCGATCTCGCGCTGGCGCACGCCGCCGCGGCCCTGACCTCGGCGACGGCGGGCAAGTGATGCCGTTCGGGCTGTCGACGGTGGCCGTCAAGGCCATCGGGATCGGCCTGGCCGTACTGGCGCTGCTCGGCGCGTTCGCGTGGTTCGTACACAGCGAGCGCGAGGTCGGTGCGCAGAAGGTCAGGGCCGAGGTCGCCGCAGCCACTGCGGAACAGAAGGCCGCCGACGACGCGGAGACGCAGCGCCGGGTGACCGAACAGCAAGGAATCGTCCGTGACGCCCAACTTCAAGCTGGCGCTGCCAGTGCTGCTGCTGCTCGCGCTGCTTCTGAGCGTGATGCTTTCCGGGTGCGGCTCAATGCCTTTGTCGAGTCCAACCGCGGGCCCGGCCATCCCACCGCTGCCGCCGGAGGCGAGGCAGGCGACCCGATCGGGGTGCTCGCCCAAGTGCTCGGAGCAACTGACGACTTTGCGGGCAGGGTGGCTGCCGAGGCAGACGCCAACCGAATCGCCGGCCTCGCCTGCGAGCGTGCCTATGACAGCCTTTCCGCAGTGAAGCCATGAAGCGCAAAGCTACGCCGATCGCAGACGTCCTCGCGGTCGCGCGTGGCACCTGCTCTAACTGCGACCACTGGGACGCCAACGACGACGCCAGCGCCGGCTACTGCCGCCGCTACCCGCCCAAAGTCGTCGCCGACGATGAAGGCATCGCCACGACGTTCCCCATCACCGAGCCCACCGAGCGGTGCGGCGAGCACAAAGGCCGCCAATGACCGTAGACGACTTCAAGGAGCTGCGCACCTGGGCCACCGTCAGGCAGCTGGAGTACATCGAAGCCATCGAGAAGCACGGCAGCATCCGTTCCGCAGCGCGCGAGCTCGGCGTCGCCAAGAACGCGATCGACGGCTCGATGTTGCTGCTGCGCAAGAAGGCGGCGCGGATGGGGCACAGCCCAGCGCACGACATGACCCGAACCGTGCCAGACGGCTACGTGGTCAAGGGCGTCTCGACGTTCTACGACAATGACGGCAGGGCGGCGGGTCAGTGGGTCAAGAGCGCGCAGGACACCGAGCGCCAAGCCGAGCTCGTGCGCGAGATGGTGGCAGCGTTCGTCGCCGAGGTGCCGCCGATGGCTGTGCAGCCGTGGCCGCTGGACTGGCAGTCGGACGTGATTCCGTGGATTCAGATCGGCGACGGGCACCTGGGCCTGCTGGCTCACGCGTCCGAGATCGGGGAGTCGTTCGATTTGAAGATCGCCGAGGCCGAGCTCTGTGGGGCCATCGGCATCCTCATCGACGAGCTGCCGAACTGCGAGCGCCTGGTCATCAACGACCTGGGCGACATGACCCACTACGAGAACTTCGCGGCGACGACAGAGGCCAGCGGCCACGCGCTCGACTTCGACTCGCGGTTCCCCAAGATGATCAAGGTCTACAGCCGCGTGATGCGGTACATCGTGGAGAAGGCACTCACAAAAGCCCGCCACGTCGACGTGATCGTCAACCAGGGCAACCACAGCAGGACCAACGACATCTGGATGGCCGAGCTGCTCCGGGTGGCCTACGGGCACACCGACCGCGTGCACGTCCTGAACAACGACAGCGTGTTCATCGCCTACCGGATGGGCAACACGCTCGTCATGACCCACCACAGCGACAAGTGCAAGCCGCAGCAACTCGCGCACGTCATGACCAACGATTTCCGCAAGGACTACGGCGAGACCGAGTTCCACTACGTCGACGTCGGCCACGTCCACCATGGGATGGTGCTGAAGGAGCACCCGGGCATCTTCGTCGAGTCGTTCAACCACCTCGCGAGCCTGGATCGGTGGGCCCATGACTCGGGCTACCGCAATCGCAAGTCGATCACCATCGTCCTGCGCAGCCGCCGCTTCGGCGAGGTGGGCCGGCGCGTGCTTCCGATACAGGAAATCCGCTCGCGTCTGGACAAGGCAGCAGGAGCCGGCGTCGCCGCAGACCGAGAAGTTTTCACCGTGTAGGTGACTACTGTACTGATAATCAGTATATTTGAGGCGCCCTGCCAGGCGCGCCAACGCCGGACAGGGCTGACCACAAACCCAACCTGTTACGGAGGTTCGGCCCATGGCTGACGCCCATTCTATTGCCGCGCCGGCGGCTGCCACGACATCCAAGTGGCCCGGCAATCTCACCCCAGCTCATAAGCGTGCGTGTCAGAAATACGAGAGGACGACCAAGCAAGGTTTCCTCATGCGCGCCTATCGCAACATGCAGTCCCGCGTGACCGGAGTCCAGGCGCGCAAGCACCACCTGTACGCGGGCAAGGAACTGCTGGAGCGCGCCGACTTCTACCGCTGGTCGCTCGCTGATCCAGACTTCAACCGCCTCTTTGACGAGTGGCTCGCCGCTGACAGGCCGCGCCGCATCTGCCCTTCGATTGATCGCATCGACTCGCAGTTCGGCTACCGGTTCGGAAACGTCCGCTGGGTTCCGTTCTCGGAGAACTGTCGCAACATCCGGCGCGCGATCAAGCGCGCGAGCCGCAAGGCAGCAACCGAAGAGAGCGCAGCATGACCGAGAAGGCCAGCAACCCCAAGGACATCATCGGCACCCGCAGGGCTGCGCTGTCCGTCGTTCCGCTTCCGGTCGTCGTCGAGATGGGCGTCGGCATGGCCGAAGGAGCCGCCAAGTACGGCAGACACAATTACCGGGCGGTCGGTGTACGGGCTTCGGTCTACTTCGACGCCACCATGCGCCACCTCATCGCGTGGTGGGAGGGCGAGGACATCGACCCCGACTCTGGCCTGTCGCACGTCACGAAGGCCATGTGCTCGCTCGCCGTCCTCCGTGACGCGCAGATGCAGGGCATGTGCACCGATGACCGGCCGCCGCGCTCGGTGCCGTTCTATGCCGAAGCGAACGACCGCGCCGCCGCGATCATCGACAAGCACGCGGACAAGTCGCCGAGGCACTACACCATCGAGGACAGCCGTGAGCACGCTTGAAGCCCTCGGGCTGGTCTCGATCGCCATCACCGCCAGCTTCACCTGGTGGGCTGTGCGCAGCGGGACGGACCCGACCGCGGCCATCATCGAGGCATGGACGAACGTGGTGATCGGCTTCTCGCTGAACTACGTCAGCAACCCCTTCCTGATCCCGCTCATGAGCCCTGGCGGCCACATGACGGCGGCGAGCAACTTCTGGGGTGGCTGCGTCTACACGGCGATCTCGGTGCTGCGATCGGCGCTGATCCGCATGGGCCTGGGCGCCAAGATCCGGCGCTTCGCCGAGTGGCTCACTGGGCGCCTGCGCGCGGCGTAGGGAACGCGATCCACCAATACGAACGGGCCTCGCGGGGCCCGTTCTTCGCTTGTCGAGGGGTTCAACGTCAACCACCTGGGATGCGCATCCCGGGGAACCCCGCGTGTCCTGGTTTCGACGCACGATGCGCGAAAGTACACCGAACAGTGTACTTTGTCAACAATTTGCAAGGAGCTTGTGCCCCGTCTGGCCTCACGGCTGGGCGGGGCGCTTTTTTGCGTCTGGAGCGGCCTGCGGGAATCGAACCCAGCCTTGCCAGCTTGGAAGGCTGGAGCCCAGCCACTAGGCCAAAGCCGCGTCGGGGTCGAGCACGCCCGCGACAAGAATCGACATGACGAACTAAGCCTGTAGTCATGCCAGCATTCGCGAGCGAACCCAACGGCCGGGAGCGTAGCGCGAGAAGAGCGCTTGCGCAAACAGTAAAGAGTCTTTACCATTCGCCCATCATGAACGCAGCCACCTCGCTTCCGCGACAGCGCCGCACCCAATCGGGGTGTGGTGTAGTGGCTCGCACAGCGGACTTTGACTCCGCCGGTCTCGGTTCGATCCCGAGCGCCCCTGCCAACAGTTGGCGATCCCGCCTGGAATCCTCACGCTATTGACGCCCTCGGGGCGTTATACCGTCATGGACACGGGCCGGGCTGTAACCCCGGCGCTTCGGCAGGCTAGGTTCGATTCCTAGACGCCCCACCAGTTTCCGCGGGTCGTTGTTGAAACGGCATCCTGCCGGCCTCCAAAGCCGCGCGTTCTTGGTTCGAATCCAAGATGGCCCGCCAGTCAGTTTCCGGGTAGTGCCGAGCAGGGCTCAAAACTGTTTCGAAAGCAGCGGCGTCCAGAGATGGGCGATGGTTCGATTCCTTCACTACCCGCCACGGATGATTGCTCGAGTGGCAAGAGGCCGGCTTGCTAAGCCGTGACCGCTGGCGAGAGCCGGCGCCGAGGTTCGATCCCTCGATCATCCGCCAGTCACCGCCGATGCGGATCGATTCGCCAAGCCACGCGCTCTACCCGATGTGCTGGCCCGGCAGGAAGGCCTCCGCCGACTCCGCGCCGTTGAAGATCAGCTCGCCGCGATCGACGAACTGCCCCAAGCTCGCCGGCGCCACCAGCGCGCCCGGGTACAACCTGGCGTAGTCGGCCAGGCTGGGCATGGCGGCCACGCCCCACACCCTCATTAGCTCGACGCCTTGAGTGGGGATGCTGAGCGGCGGCAGCTGGATGTTGACCGCGTCGGCCGGGATGTACAGGTGCGGGAGCGCGCCGATCGCCTCCAGGTTCTTGGTGGTGATGGCGCGCAGGTCGTCCTGGGTGGCGAGTTGGAAGGTGGGCATGGCCGAATCGTGGCAAGTGGCGGGCTCACTGGGTGCGTCACCTGTTCAAATGCGTTTGCTAACCCGTTGATTCATAACAACGCGATTTGCTATTTTTAGCCCCGGATGGCGACCCCTGAAAAACACCTAACACGTTGAATCCATTGAGAAAATACGAGTTTTGATGGTCTGCCTCGGGAACACACCCCGCGCCCGGTAAGTTCACTTGGTGTTCACTTGCCGGTCATTTGACAAGGGCGCCGGGCCTGTCAAGCAACCCGGACGCGAATGTGCTCGACGCCGCGTGGATCGGCGTAGAGATTGGCCGAACTGTCGGTCGCGTGGCCCAGCAGTGCCTTGGTGTCGACGCCGCCCTGCTTGAGGTAGAGGCGCTTGGACAGCGAGCGGATCTCGTGGAACGTCGGCGCCCCCTTGCCGTCAGGCATCACGTCCGGGATCTCTGCGATCTTGCGGGCCTCGGTGAAGGCGCGCGACAGCGCATTGACGTGGATCGCCGCGCCCGCCGGCGCATTGCCCCACGGCCGAACGTGGTGCACGAGGAAATGCGAGAGCACACCGGTTCGCGGCTTGACCAGGTCGGAGAGCGACCAGCCGAGCGCGTCAAGGCGTAGCGCGAGCGGGATGTCCACGGGTTGGTTCGTGGCGCGCGTCTTCGTTCGCCAGACGGTCAGGTACTCGTCGGTGACGTGGCTGCGCTCCATCGCGCAGATGGTGCTGCGGTCCTGTCCGGTGACGATGGCCAGACGCATCGCAGCCTGCAGCCACTCGCACACCTCGGGCGCCTTCGCGTAGATCTGCTCGAACAGATCCAGCGTCAGGCGCGAGCGCTGCACGATGACCTGGGGCCGCTCGGTGGCCTCGGCCGGGTTCGAGTCCATCCACCCCTTGGCCATCGCCTTGGCGCACAGCACGCATAGGCGCGAGCGCAATGCCTCGGCGGTGCGGGCCTTGCCTTCGACCAGCGCGGCGTCGATTAGGTCGGAGCAGTCGCGCACGGACAGCCGTGTGCACAGTGTGTCGCCCAGGGCCTCGCGGATGCGCTTGTCCAGCGAGCGCGCGGACTTCGCGCTGTTGGCATTCTCTGGCGCGGGCATGGCGTCGATGACGTCGCCGAAGGTCTTGTCCTCGCCCGTCAGGCGCTCGACGAGCGATGGCGCGGTCTCGGCGACATGGGCATTGGCGGCGAGCGCTTCGTTGCGCGCGTCGGCCAGCGGAACGCGACCGAGCGGGAACGTTCGGCCGTCCGGATGGCGCCAGACGAAGTAGCCCGGCCGCGGCTCGTACAGGCCGCGCGGCCAGTCCTGCTTGCGGCGCGAGCGACGCGCAGCGCTCACGACGCGCTCGCCTTCAGCCGGTCGACCAGGGATAGCCGTGGGGCGTCGACCGCGGCGCTCGTGAGGCGGCGCGCGTTCTCGTCGATGTAGTAGGCCTTGCCCACGAGTTCGGGCATCGGGTGCAGCTCGCCGTCGCGCGCCCAGCGGCGCAGCACCCAGGCGCTGGGCGGCGGGTCGTAGCGGCGCGCGGCCCATTCGGTGAGGGTGATCTTCACGGGTTCTCCCCCTTCTCCGCGCTACCGCGCTCCTGTTGGCCGATGGCGTCCTTCCCCTCCCCAGTAGTCGATGAAGCGCGAGCCGAGTCGATTCGGCGTTGTGCGACTTCGAAGATGTCAACCTGCCAGTTGGGATAGTCAGCGCGGAACAGGGGCAGCGCGCGCTCTGCATCCGCGAGCGTCGGGTAGCGCATGAGGTCTTTCGACTGCGCGGACTTACCCACTCGGCGACGGTTGATCTTGAACCAGCGCACGTCCCATGCCGCATCCTCGCTCCCCGCAGGCTGGGCCAGGGCTTCGATTGCAGCATCGACCGCCGCAGTAGCTTTGACCACCTCGTCTCTATGCTTGACGCTGGAGTGGGCTGCGAGGTGCATGGCTTTGCGGAAGAGGTTCTTTGCTTCGGCAAGCCTTGTTGCTTGGTTGGTCACGTTGATTCCTTTGAAGGGTCAGAGGCCAGGCCGCGCCAGGGAAGATTCTGAGTGCCGCTGATCCAATGCTGGCAATCTGCAATCGCTGGCGTTCGACAGCTCATGTGCCACTTGCTCCCGCTCCAGTAAGCATAGAAGTGGCGACGCCCAAAGTTGCGTTGATACACGCCCTTGCGCGCCGGCTTCACCTCACCATGGAACCATGGTGTCAGCTTGCTCACTTCGTCCCCCCGTCGTCCAGCAGGGCAGCGCCGAGCATCCGGCATGCAGGGCATGCGGCGTCACGGACGAATGGCCCTTCGATTTCGTCGGGGCACAGGCCGTTGAAGACGTGCTTGACCTTGCCTGTTGCGACATCGCGCGCGTCGTCCCGCTCCTTCCTCAGCGCTTCCACCTGCTCAATCCATTGCCCGTTGTCGCTGAGGTATTGCAGGGCTTGCTCTTGGAGCTTGGCGCGAAGCTGTTCGTTCTCCACCCTCAGCCGGTCACGCTCGTCTGCCGCTTCCTGGGCGGGGGCGTAGAGCGGGCCATCGCCATCAGGCGACATGGGCGGCATGTCCGACGTCGGCGCGTCGGAGTTCGACAGCGGGCAGTGCTCGTCGCCGGTGAACGTGCCCTCGCAGCCCTTGGGCATAGGCGAATCGCAGTTCACGCAGTAGCGCACCGCCTCACCCTTTGCTTCGTCCCCACGAGTGCTAGATGCGCTCGGATTCGACGGATCGAGAGGGCATCCGGTGGCCGCGCTATGGAGTGCCATGTGGACGGTTTGCAGGTCAAGCATCGCGCGCTGAATTCCTTCGCGGACTTGCTCTGCACCTTGTCTGCGCTTGATGTTGTCGCACAGCGTCTGCATGGCGCGCTTGAGCACGTACAGCGTGGTTTCGCCATCAGCCAGTCGCATCGCCTCGATGTGGGTGTCAGTGGTCATGCTGCCTCGCGCTTCGTGAACCAGTACGTGACAGCCGGCGTCACCATCAGCGCCGAGTGCTGGGATGTCGCGTCCAGCAGGCCCAGGGCGATGAACTCGGCGCGCGCTTGGAGGTCTTGCGGCGAGCACGGGAAACGCGGGTAGTTCAGCAACCCCACGCGGTAGCCTGTTTCCTCGCCGCCCGTGTAGATGAACGTCGTGGGCTCGATGGTCACGCACAGGCCCTGGCGCAGGCACTCGGCGCGCAGCCAGCGCTTGGCGTCCTCTATGGGGCCGGACAGGTACAGGGTGATGACGCAGGTGGCGTCGTTCATGGTCTTCATGCGGTGTACTCCTTCTGCGCCATCTCGCAAAAGATGCCGCACTGAATCTCGGGTTCGTCTTGGTAGCGGCCGATGCCTGCCGGTAGCTCGTCAAGGAAGATGCGCTCTCCATCCACCTCGACCAGTCGAACGCCAAGGCGGCGAGACTGCTCTGCGCGTCGGTGAAACACGACGGGGAAGTCCGTGCGCACCTTGTTCCAGTAGCCGGCGCCCTTGGATTTGACGCAGCCCTTGCAGTTGTTGTGGTGGTAGTTCAGCAGGTACATCGTCGGCAGCTTGATGCCGGCCCGCTCCACCATCGCGAGTGCATCGCGGTGCTCAAGACCTCGCTCGATCAGTGGCGCCACAGCCTGGATGTTGTTCGCGTCCAAGAATGAATCCCAGCGGGCTTGCTCCTCGGCGCAATAGCCGAAAACGTGCGTGTCGGTCGGGCGTTGAAAGTCTTCTCGGACTTCCTTTTTCAGCAGCATCGTGCAAGGTGCGCCGTGGATGAAGCTCATGCCCTTGCGACGGTCGAACAGCGCTTCGATGCTGCTGCCGTGCTTAGCGCTGGTGAGGTTGACGATCTCCTGGCCGAACCACAATTCGCAGTCACTGGCGAACCGGTCGTTGTCCTCGTGCTCCTCGTCAATGACGCATCGCGCGATGATGAACTCGCGGTCGGAAAATTGAGCCTTCGCCAGCTTCGTAGCGACGGCGGATGCAGCCCCGCACGAGAACCAGGAGACAACGCGGCTCACGACCCCACCCCTTCCTCGCCAGCAGGAGAAGCGGCGATGTCGGCCTCCTGTTGGGGTGTGGGTTGCTGGGTGGCGCGAAGGTCTCGTGCGGCCTGGCGCAGCCCTTCAGCCAGTCCCTTCTGGTACTCGTTCCACGAAGCCGCAGCGGCGACGTCGGCTGCCGACTGCTCCCACAGGTCAGCCAGCGCATCGGCTTGCCCCGCCTGCAGGGCCTGCGCTGTCGCGGATGGGTCGGCCATCGCAACGCACTTGCGCACCAGCGCGATCAGCGCTTTGGCCTCGTCCTCGTACTTCAGCCAGCGGTCGCCCCACGGTTCAGGGATCGGGCCGCCCTCCCACACCAGTTCATTGCAGGATTCCTCGCCGTTCTCTTCGGCGCACAGTTCCCACGCAAGCGGCATCCACTCTTCGGCGCCTTCCCATCCTTGGGCGGCATCAGCCTGCACAGCTGGCGCGGAGGGAGTCGCCACCGGATCAGCGGTGGTGGCGGTGGCGAGGGCGGCGTTCCAGCCCTCAAGCGCATCGCCAGCGCAAGGCGGATCGGAGTCCTCCACGATGCGCCGGGCGTACCATCGGCCGAAAGCCTCGCTCGGCTCTGCGGGCGATGCTGGGGCGGGAGGCTGACCAACCTTGGGATAGGCGCAGTTCTCGTAGGCGAATGACTTGCAGTGCGCTGGCGTCGAGCATTCGTCGCACCGCTCTCGCGCCACCGCCCCTTGCGCCACCTGACCCCCTGCGGGTGCGGGGGATGCGGCGAGCGATTCCCTCAGCAGTTCGCGCACATGCGCCTGGACGATGATTCCTCGGCCCGCCGCTCGTTCGTTCAACGCCTCAACCTCTTGGATCGTGAGTCGGATCGGGGGCAGTTCACGAAGGCCAATCAGCGCGTCAACCTCCACAGCCTTCTCGGCGCTGACAGGGTGGTGCCCGGCCACCTCACCCACCGGGGTGGATGCCAGGGAAGCGAGGTGCCGCTCAAGAACGACGCGCAGTTCGTCAGGCGTGGCCAGCAGCGCGTCCGGCCACTCGTCGGGACTCGTGTAGTCGGGCAGCTCGGAAAGGTCGCGGATGATCGAATCCACCAGCCCCGCCACTTCTCCGGCTGCAGGAGCCTTCGCGACGTGGGCGGCAATTGCTGCGCGCAGGGTATTGGCCGAGTGCATCAGACGCGTCCACTGTGCGTCACCATCGCATTTCCAGCCGATGGACAGGAGGCAGTTCGCGATGTCCGTGGTTTGCTGCTCGGTGAAAGGCAGCTCGGGCTCGATGGCCGCAAGGGTCTTGCCGGTCATGTTTGTTCTCCGGTGGCTTTGAAGTAGGGCAGTTCGTAGACGCTGAACGAGTCCGCATCACGCCCGGCCGGATGGCTCTCCAGCCACGCCTTCTGCTCCGTGCCCCACTGATACCACTCGGCATCGTTGCCAGGGGTGTCTTCGATTTCCTGGGGCGGCACCGGACGCGACTGTCGATGTGACTCGCAGTCGAAGGCGAACGCCTTGGCAGACTCCTCCGAGTCAAAGACCGCGATCGCAGTGCCGCCTTCGTAGTCCCAATTCGCGCTGACAGCGAACAGCTTTGCGCTTGGCGTGTGCTTCGGGTTGGTCTCGGGCTCGATGGCCGCGTGTGTGGTGGTCATGGGGTCAGTCCTTCTTGAGTTCCGAGAATTGGCGCATGTGGGCGTCGGTCATCTCGATGCAGTCATCGCACAGTTGACCGCCCTTTAGTCCGCGTTTCCGATCAGTCGCCGTAATCTCCGAGGCTCGAAGTCCGCAGCGATGGAACATCGAATAGAGCGAGAGGATCACTTCTCGCACGGCCTTGGCTTCTTTCTCAGTCATCATCTCTTCATCCTCAGTAGGTAGTTGCGGGATCAGGCGGGGACTAGCACCGATGGCCGTTGAGCTTGGCGAGTTCGCGCACCGCTTCGCCGGCGATCTCGGAGACGGTCATCTGCCGTGAGGACTGATCGCCGGACAGCGCCGCACGCGTGCGCTCGATGAGGTCGTCCGGGAGGATTCCGGCCGGGAGCTTCCCGGCGTCCCACGCCTGGCGCAGGCGGCTGTCGGTTTCGGAGAGCAGGTCACGCAGCAGCTGCGCTTCGGCGCGCACGGCTCCGAGCTCGCGTTGTGCGGTCGCGGACTGGCGGGCGTAGTAGGACGTGGCGGTTCGGTGGTTCATCTTCATGCCCTCCTGAAAGTCTTGGTGAGGTCGCCGCTCACGCAGTGACCACGCCGGCGGACAGCGTTGGCCAGACGCGCGCGATCGGCGTGGCTGTGTGTGGCCTGCCGCAGCAAACCCGCGGCTAGCGAGAAACTCGGCCGCCGAACTTCGGCGTCGTCAGAGTTTTCTCGGCCGACCATCCACGCTTCAGGCGCAGCGCCAGCACGTTGGCGGACAGGCCCACGATGGGCGCCCAATCGGCAAGGTTGAGAGTCTTGCCATCGTGGGTCAGCCTGACGCAGTGCGAGCGGTTCGCGTTCTGCTGCGCCTTGGTTGCCCAGCGGCAATTGCCCGGCTCGTAGCCAAGCTCGTTCTTGAGCCGGTCGAGCGTCATGGACTTGTCGGGGCAGGGCCCCATGTCCGTGAGGAACGACGCGAAGTCGTGCCACCGTTCGCACACCGTCACGCCGCGCGCGCCGTAGTGCTTGAAGTTGTCCGCGTTGGTGTCGGTGCAGCGCTGCATCATCGACTTCCAACGCGCATAGGTCAGCGTGCCGTGGCCGCCGTGCTTCACGTTCCCGTTGGGGTTGCTCATTGCCATGCTCCAGTTCGGTGTTCGAACTGCCCCCGTCGCCAAACGGGTGGGCAGCACCGGGCGGGTTGGCGAACCGGTGGAGCACCGGCAGAGCCTCGCGGCTCTCCCGCCCGGGCCGCCCATAGAGGGGCATGCACAGGCGTGAAAAAAGCCGCAGCACGGAAACGTGGCGGCTCTTCACCGCTCCAATCAGGTCGCCAAACCCGGTCGCCGAATGTGCGGCGACGGCTGAAGTGTCTCGCCTTCTCGCCCGCGCGTCAATGCTCGCCTTGCTCCTGACCGTCGACGCGTTCGCCAGGGCCATCAGCGCGAGCATGTCCACGCAGTGCTGCATGATCTGGTCGCCCAGAATTCGCTTCACAGTGCGAGGCATCTGCACTTGCACCTTCACCGCCAACGCCAGGAGGCGTCGGCCAGTTCGGTGGATGGGCAATTCGGTATGCAGGGCCATTAGTGGGGCTCAGTTCTAAGGATCGAAGTACCGAAGGTCAGAACCTGCGGACGGCCACGGCCAGGCCTCCGTAGCTCTTGAGGGTGCCGTACTGGGTGCCGTTGCGGAAGTCGCAGCCCCAGGCGTAGGAGGCGTTCTCGTGCTCTTCGCTCGTCCAGTGCCAGTCGTCCGTGAGGTGCGGCTTGCAGTTGGCGAACAGGAGCGCGGCCTCCTGACGAGTCGGCAGTTCCCCGCCGGATTCCTTGGCCCAGGTGCCGGCGTCCGCCCAGGTCATGCGTCCGGTCGGGCGCGCGGGCAGCAGCACCAGATGGTGCTTGGCCGAGCCGTCTTCGTTGAGCACGGCGCCGGCGTAACGTTCGCCGGTGCGCAGCTCCACGTTGACCTCCGGCAGGCTGAGCACGCGCGGGCGGTTCGCTTCGTAGGCGGCGATGCGCGCGCCCAGCGATTCGTAGTCGGCCTTCAAGGCCTCCAGGGTGAGGTCGGACATGGTCTCTCCGTTGTGGGGTGGGGTCAGGGCGACGACTTGAAGGATCGAAGGATCAAGCCGTCAAGGGAATCAAGCGGACGGCCACGGCCAGGCCTTCGTAGCTCTTGTGGACGTTGTACTGGTAGCCGTAGTTGAAGTTGCAGCTCCAGGCGTAGGAGGCGTCGGACTTGCGGCCGGTGTCGGCATCGACCGTGTCGGCCGTCCAGTACCAGTCGGGCTCGAACTGCGCCTTGGCGTTGGCGTAGAGCAGCGCCGCGACCGGCCGCGTGGGCAGGCTGGCGTCGAGGCCTTCAGCCCACGCCTTGGCATCGCTCCATTCCAGGCGATTTCCAGGCTTGTCGGCCAGCAGCGCCACCGCGACGTGCGTGCCGTCCTTCAGGGTGATGACGCCGGCGAAAGTGCCGCCCTCGAACGGCGCGCCGATGGTGAGTGCGGCGACGACCGCGAACTGGATGGCCTTGGTCTTGGTGTCGGTGGTCATTGGTTGCCTTTCAGGCGGGTTGGTGAGAAAGGTGGCGACGCCCTGTGGAGGGCCGGGAAACGCTGCGATGGCTCGGAGGGGAGGACTGAGCCCGCGCGGCGACCGCCGGCCGGGCGCCGCCGAAACTGGTTCAGGTGGCCGACTCGACGCTGCCGTCGACGACCTCGTGGTGGAACTTGTCGCGGACGTTCTTGGCGAAGAACGAGCCGACGCTCGGCGCCTCGTCCATGGCGGCGATGGTGTCCGCGGGGACGTGGAGATAGTGATGCACCTTCTCGCTGCCGTTGAACTTGACCGCGAGGGTCTGACTGGCGGCGTCGTAACCGGTGGCCGCGATGTTGCTGGACTTGACGGGCTTGAGTTCGATCATGTGGGCCTCAGCCTTCGATGGCAGCGACGACTTCGCCGATGCGCTCGACCAGCGCATCGCACAGGGCGATGAACTGCGATTCGCGATAGAGCTTTGAGGCCTTGACCTGCGCGGCCGGCTCGATGCCCAGCAGCGCGAGGCCAGCGGCCGTGACGCTCAGGACGCCGCCGAAGCGGTCGTTGATCGCGGTCAGGTTCAGCGTGGCCGCCTCGTCGGCGACCGGGGCGGGACGGTCGGCGATCGGCACCGGCATCGCCCAGGGCTTGGCTGCGACGTCGTCCATGTCGACGGCGGCAGGCGCGGCGACTGCGGGGATGGACTCGGCGATCTGCGGCATGGCGGACAGCGCGTCGTCGCTGACCTCTTGCGGCGCTTCGGCGTGGTCGTGCGGCGTGGCTTCGTCGGCGGCGGCCTGGGCGATGGCTGCGGCAGCGACTTCCTGGGCGCGAGCGTTGGCCTCGTCCTCGGCCGCCTGACGGTCGATGGCCTCGGCTTGTGCGCGCGCGGCGTCTTCCGCGGCCTTCGCTTCGGCGGCGATCCGGTCGGCCTCGGCCTTCTTGGTGGCGGCGATCTCGGCAAGTTGGCGGTCGAGCTCGGCCTGCTTCTCGGCGAGGATGCGCTGCTGCTCGGCCAGCTCGGCGGCCTTGCGCTCGTTTTCGATGCGCTCGGCCTCGCGGCGGGCGGCTTCGTCCTCGTCGGACTTCGTGCGGTCGAACAGCGCCTGCAGGGCTTCGAGCGTGTCGGCCTTCTGCTGCTCGGCGCCGGCGGCGAACTCTTCCCACGCGGCCGGGTCGATCTCGATGCCTGCCACGCCGTTGATGATCGTCAGGATCTGCGACGACGTGCGGCCCTGGGCCGTGGTGGCGTAGCTGGCCAGTTTCGTGAGGTTGGCACGATGCGCGGCCACCCTGGCGGCTTCCTTGGCCTCGCGCTCGGCCTTCTCGGCGGCGAGTTCGGCCTCGCGGGCCTTGATGGCATCGTCGTACAGCGTCTCGGTCGGGTGCACGATGGCGATGAGCCTGTCAGCCTCGCTCGCGATGACCGCCTTCAGGCCGTTGACCTCGTCCTTGATCGCCTTCTCGGCACGCTGGACGACGAAGCGGCCGTTCTCGCGCATGTCGTGGCGGGCTTCCTTCGCCGCGCTCAGGCCCTTGGGCGTCGAGCAGTCGATCGCGACCTTCTCGTAGCGGGCGACCAGGGTGCGCAGGACCGGCTCCGTGGCCTTGAACTGGGCCAGGACGGCGCCCTTGATGGTCATGACGGCCGCGGCAGGGGCGACAGGCGCCGCCGGCTGGACGGCGACCCCGGGTTGGGTCTGCGCGTCGGTCTCGTAGAGTTGGTCGTACATGGGCTCTCCGTTCTGTCAGAAGAAGTCGGGCAACGCCACGGCAGCCGGGGCGGCGCGCGGAGCAGCGGGGCGGGGTGCGAGGGTGGGCGCCACGGCGCTCAGTTCGCGGTTGATGGCGATGGCAGCCTCGACGGGCTCCGCATCAGTCCATGGCGGCGTGTAGTTCAGGCCGGCGCGCTGGCGCAAGCGCGTCACGCAGTCCTCGACCAGATGGTCGAAGGCAACGAGATCGGCCTCCAGAGCCTCGATGCGGGCTTCGTTGCGCTGGATCGGGATCAGCGTGAAGTCCAAGCCGATGACATCAAGCGCGGGGCAGTAAAGGCCGAAGTCCCACGCCGGCAGGTTCGTGAGCCACATGCCGCCATCGCACTGGTCGATGACCTCGTCGGTACTGCCGAAAAGCAGGATGTCCGAGAGCTTCTCGGGATTCAGGAAGCACTTGTATTCGCAGCCGCGACGCAGCCCGGCGCGGTCGGTGAACCCATCTGCGCTGGCGCCGAACTTCCCATCGCTCGTCTTGATGAAGCCGGCGGTCTCGACGAGGATGTCGCACTTGCGCTCGTGGCGCAGCTTCGCGTAAGGCTCCAGAACGTTGCCGCGCTTGGCCTGCCACACCTCGAATCCGTCATCGACCTCCAGCGGCAAGCCGCTGATGCGCTCGATGGCGAGCTTGAACGCCAAGGCCTTGGCTTTGCCGTTGTAGTCGCCGCGGTTCTTGCCCGTCTTGAGCTTCGCCGACTCGCGCAGCAGGTGGAAGTTGGATGCGGAGATCACGCCAGCCCGCGCCTGAAACCACGGCAAGGTGCGCTGCTCGACATCAATGATGACGATGTCGCTCACGCTGGCACCTTCAGCGAGGTGCGCTTCTCCGCCACCCGCTGCCGCAGTTCGTTGACGCCCTCGATGTTTTGCGTGGCCTCGAGCGAATCGCGGCCGATGCGCCAGAGCGCCAAGCAGTCGGCGTCGGTCTTGGCGGCGTCGAGCTTCGACAGCAGGCCGTCGAGAATCTTCTCGCTGGCGATGGCGACGTTCATGCCGGCCGCGGCGCCATCGTCGTCCTGGTCTTCAGTCGCGAGGCCGAGGATGGCGATCAGCGTGTAGCGCTGCAGGTAGGTGATTGCCGAGCCGAGCGCCTGGATGTTGTTCTTGCCGCCGCTGTCGTCGAGGGGAGCGTCGAGCGTGACGCTCTCAGTGTGGCCGGCCTTGTGGGTCACGCGGCACGTGACGGTCACACGACCGCCCTCGGTGCGAGCCGGCTCCCAGGAGTGGCTGAGGTCATGCATGCCGAGGCGCGGAACGACGACCTTGACGATGTTGCCGAGCGTCGCATGGTCGTACTGCGTACGGATTCCGGACTTGCTGGTGTAGTCGACGTGCTTGTCCTTGCCGATGGTGATCGGCTCGGCGTGGAACGCCGCCATGGCGGTGTGGAACGCCTTGCGGGCCTCGTTGGCTTCCCAGCGCTCTTGCAGTGCCATCAGCCGCTCCAGGCGGTCGAGGTCGGCGCCTTGCTGTACCGCCATGTGAAGCAGCACAGCGGGGCTGGTCTGTACGGCGTCGACGACGGCCGACGACCGTGGTGCGCCGACCTGCCCGTCATGGCGATCGACGAGTTCCAGCGCCGTGACGTCTTGCGCGTCGGCGGTGCGTTGTTGGTTCATGGACATTCCCCTTGGAGTTGAAGATCAGCGGCCGAAAAGGCCCGCGATGAAGGTGCCGATGGCGCGCGCGGCGCGGCCGAACGGGTCGAGCAAGCCGGCCGACTCGGCAGGCATCGGGTGAACGGGATCGTTCATGGAGCAGCCGAACGCGGCGGACATGGAGCGCGGCGCGCGGCCGGTGAGGGCGGACGACGACTGGCGATAGAACTGCATTCGTTTTCCTTTCGGGGCACGGCATTCCGCGTAGAGCGGCGAGACTTCGCTTGCCAGCTCGGTTTCACGCAGCGGACAGCGCCTGCCCTGGTTGCAAGTGCCCGGGACGGCGTGGCAGACGCAGGACGGGCCGGTGTTCACGCGTGACCCCGCGCGCAGGCCTGGACGGCAGCAGCGACGAGCGCCGCGGCCAGGGTGATGAGCCATGCCACGAGAGCCGAGGTGCTGTGGGAGCGCGCGGCCTCGTGGTACGCGGCGCGCTGGGCGGCGGTCGGGGTCACTTGGCCCTCGCCTTCAGCATGGCGTCGGCCCAGGCATACGCGGCATCGCACACGGCTTCTCGGACATCCTCCATCGGAGCCTCATCGGGCACGATGGCGTAACACCGGCCGATGGTCTGCTGCAGTGCCTTCGCAGCGAAGTAGTCGCGTATGGAAAGGCCGTTGAACGCCTCGTCATGCTGAAGGCCGGGAACCGGGAACGCCGGGCCGCCATGGGGGACAGCCTTCGGGTTCACTTGGCGCGCTCCACCATCGCCGCGTCGGCGTACTCGTAGGCCCAGGTCGCCAGCGCTTGCGCGTCAATGGAGTGGGAGCCGGTGCGGGCCATGTAGGCGTTCGTCCACCACGCCGGCGCCGTGGGCGCACGCATGGCGATCTGGTCGCGCACGGTCAGCGTGTCGGCGGCCGAGGCGATGGCATCGCTGGCCGGCGCCGAGGCAGCGGCGGGCGGCGGGGTGCCCTTGCGGGCCTTGGCGTCAGTCACAGGTAGCTCCTTCGCTGTCTGGAAGATGGATGTCGAACCGCTCCGCTTCGGGCCGCGTGGCGCGGGCGGGCAGGGTGATGTGCTGGTCGAGACGCGGCCGGGCGACGCTCGACGCGACGCTGGCCTGCAAGCGGCCCACGGCGAACGCGAGCGACTCGGTCAGCACGGCGATGGCGGCGGCCTCCCGTTTGAGCGGCTCGACGGGATCACCGGCACGCCAGTCGCGCAGCGCGGCGTTGTGCAGCATCCCGACCGACTGCAGGCGAGTTGCGGCATGTACGACATCGGACAGAAGTTGCGGGTTCACTGGGCTCGCTCCTGGGTGGCTGCTTCGCGTAGAGCCTTGCGCGCTGCTTTTGCTGCCTTGGATTGGCATGGCTTCGGCGGCAATTGCCCGATGGACTTGAGATAGGCATAGCGGGCGCGCCGTACCGCCAAATCACGTTCCGGATTGCGTCTTCGCGCTTCCAAAGTGCGGCGCGTCTTGCACGCTCGACACCAAGAAAAATGCGGCTTTCCTTTCGACGGATAGTCGGCGAGCGGCTTAACTTCTGAGCACTGCGGGCAGCGCTTGTGTTCAGGCGGGAGCGTCAGAAACATGTCGCCTGGTAGATGCCCATGCTTGACGTTGCATGTCCCGCAGACGAGACCAAACCGGCCGTCGCGGTAGTGCTGCAAGGTCACCTGATCCGCCCGCTTGTTCTCAACGATCAGCCACGTCATGGTCTTGCCGCAGTCCTGGCAAACCATGCCAGCACGCATCAGAGAATCAGCCATCGCCTCCAGAAGTCGCAAATCAGGAATCGCTTTGGCACGACTGCGGGCGCAATTGCGCATCTGGCGGATGCGATAGTGCATCTCGCAATAGACGATCTGAGAGTGCAAACGCACGCCCGGTGCGGGGCAGCAGCGACATGTCGCGTCAGCCGGAATATCAGCAATTCGCCGGAATCGTTGCGCCGCGTTCATGGCAGATCCCAACCGCAGGCGTAGCCCACGATGAGCCACACGATGACGGCGACCGCGATCACCGCCAGGGCGCGCCACGGGGTCTTGGGATCGGTGCTCATGGCGACACCTCGGCGGACACGTCCATACGCGCGCGGTCAGCGACGTGACGACCTTGGTGGTTCCACAGGTCGAAGGGCGTCGTCATCAGCCAGCGGCGGATGATTTCGCGGCCGACGCGCTCTGCCACGTCGCAGGCCTCGGCGTCACCGAACGGCGCCGGGTTCGCCTGCGCGACGTGCCAGAACTTCGCGAGGGCTTGGTCGGTGTACCCCTCCAGCGCGTCCACGTCGAACGTGATGGTGATGGCGGTCTTGGTCATACCGCGCTCCCGGTGGCCAGCTTGATGCCGCAGAACGGGCAGAACGTTGGCACGATTAACGACGCGGCGATCTTCTTGCGCCAGTCGATCTTGTCGAGGCGGATGATCGGATCGACCGCACCAGTCGTGAAGTTGATGCTAGCGGGCAACTTGGCGTTCTTGGAGACCAGTTGCTCGTCGATGCGCTGAATGCATTCACACATGACGGGCCTCCGGGCACTCGACGACCAGCATGCCTTCCAGCGGTTCCCGATGGCGCAGCGGCAGCAGCGTCTGCGCGTACTCGCCCATGTCGTCCTGGCCCTCGTAGTCGGGCTGAACGCGCGGCGGGTCGAGCAGCGCGGGCGCGAAGTGCGTCGGCGGCGGCAGAACCTTGCCGACCTGAATCGGCGAGAAGTCGCGCAAGCCGGTGTGAGCCGCGCGGCGGTCAGTGCGGGCGGCGTTCATGCGGCCACCTTCGCGCCGCTCGGCGAGGTGAACCACATCGAGGCGAGGTAGGCGACGCCAGCCACCTTGTGCTCGTGCTTCGGCTCCCAGGAGCCCTGGATCGCGCCGAGATGACGCATGGCGGCGTTCACGTCGATGCCATCCTTGGCGACCGGGTAGCACTTCAGGCCGCTGTAGAACCAGTCCGCTTGCCATTTGGCCCATGGGTGGTTCCAGTTCTTGAACTCCGACGGGATCTGCGCGTACGGCGGCAGCAGCGCAGCCATCCTGCCGCCGAACACCAAATCGAGGCCGTCCACGTCGACCGGAGTCTCGAAGCCCTTCATGACGTTTCCCCTTGCAGCTCCGGCGACATGCCGTTTCAGAGCCGATGAGGAAATGTAGCGATTCGCTAGCGCTCGGTCAAGCGAATCGCTAGAAAAAGTTTCGGGCGTGAAAAAGCCCGCGCGCGGCGGGCTCGTTTTAGAAGGTGGTTGTTACTTGTCGGGAGGATCTCCGCCTAGGAAGCCGTGCTTGGCATCTTCCACAAACGCCCATAGCTGAGAACCGCTCTCAACAGGCACGAAGCGCTGACCGGTTGTGCTCATGAGTGAGGCGATTTCGCATGGTTCCTCACATGTGACTAGCGTTACGTCGGGGCCGCCCTGTGTGGTCGCGAACTCGTAGCGGTTGTCGTGATGACCACGATAGTTCACGAGAAGCATCGGCGCGGTTGCGAGTCCAGCGGCCTGGTCGTTTGCGGACAACTCGCGCTTGTAGGCGAATGAGTTGCCAACCTTGGCCGACCAATGCTTCTGGGGCGGCGGGGGTGCAGCGGCGAGTGATGCGGCTTGGCTGGGCTGTGGGGAGTTCTCGACAGTTGGCGCCGACCACAAGACGAGCGCGAACACAGGGATCACGGCGAAGACGATGACGGCACCAATTCGCCCCCAGCGAGGCGTCGCCTGCGACCCCACCAGATCGCGCGCGAAGCGCTGTGGGGTGAGAACTATCGGCTCCCCACAGTTCGGACAGCTCGTTGCCTTGGTGCTGATCTGGTGCCCGCATTCTGGGCAGGGAACAAGGGACACGCTCTCTCCTTCAGTGCGGCCCCTTGCGAGGCTCTAGTTATCCGTGTTGCCGTCAATCATGCCATTCACGACGTGCCGCACTCTCTCGGTAACGGCCAGGGCCTGGATCGGGTCGTCGCGATAGTCACCCGTGAGGCCGATTCGCTGGGGGCGCCGACGTCCTTCCTTGGTGACGTACAGCAAACCCGAGATTTCACCCCGTTCGGCCTTTTCCAGGAGCGCGCGCAGCACGTCCACGGTTGGCTTTGCCTTCCACTCTGCCAGCGTTGTCACCGGTGTCATTCTTTGGTCCCTCCACACTGCCCACTGCATTGGCCTCGTCCGCAGTCAGCGGCGCGGGCCTCGGCGGCGAATGGGCTACACGCGCGTCCGATGACACAACTTGTAATGCATTTGTAGGAAGGTAGGGAAGGGGTTTTCCCCCTGTGCATTCATCCAGCGCCCGGTTGATGGCGTGCTGTATGTATCCGCGTTGATCTAGCGCAAGCGCGTCCCATTTGGAGCGCTCCACTAGCGGAAATGGCCAGTCCTCATCGAACCAGCCGCGCGGAAGAGCAAGTGCCGTTTCGATCTTACGCGCCGCATCGTCGCCTAGGCTGCGGGGTGATCGAGTCCCATCGGCCTTCACCGGCAGCAACACACCCTTGAGGATCTGATCGAGGCTCTCAGGCCCCCTCAAGCCAGCCATCTCAGCTAGGTTGGTGATGTCGTAGGACTTGGTCAGCTCGCGCAGCTTGCGCTTGCGCCGTTCATCGTTCGTTTCCATGCGCGCGGGTTCTATCGGATAGCTAGCGGCTGGGCAAAAGCGAATCGCTTGCGTTGCATCTAGCGAATCGCTATGATGGCGCATGGCTACACCAATTCGACCCCCCGAACGCCAGCAGCTCGCAGAGCAACTGGGTCTGAACGAGCAGTACCTCTACCAGTGTCTTGCCGGCCTCCGCGAGATGGGTGCGAAGGAGGCGGTCCGTGTGGAGAAAGAGACCGGCGGCCGGCTCACGCGCCGCGACGTGTGCACGAAGTCTTGGCGCGATCTGTGGCCCGAACTCGATGCCGCCCACCCGAAGCAAGCCCGCGCCAAGCGCGCAGCGAAGGCGGGCTGAGTCATGCCTCGCGGAATCCGATCTCCATCGCTGATGCCCGGATTCACTGGGCATGAGGGCAAGTTCTGGCTGTACGCACTTGGGCTTTCTGACGGCCGGGTGAAGGTTGGATTTACCGGCCAGCCTCGCGTTCGCCTGCAACAACATCGCGTTCGGTACGAATACGCAATCACCTGGTTCCACCTCGGCCCCCGCTTGGGAAGCAAGGCTTCCGCGCTGGCTGCTGAGTTGGCGTTGTGCGGTGACTTGGCTGACCGATTCGCGCGTGCAAGTGGCCGCGAAACCTTCCATGCCGCGAACAAGGCCTGCGTCATCCGCGCGATGCGCAGCGCGGCAGACGCGCTCCGCTCCTGACCCCTCAACCACTGCGGCCGAGCCGCGATAGGAGACACCATGCGATCCGAAGCCTTCCGCGATGACCTCGCGGCCCGCGCCCCCAGCGCCCCGAATACCTTCAATGACCTGCTCCGTCAGGTCGATCTGAAGATCGCTGCGATGGCGCAGCCGTTCCAGGCGCTTACCGAGCCAGTCCTCAGCCTCGACGGCCAGGAGTTCAGCGCCGCCGAAGTTCGCGAGGCCTTGGCGCTGATTCGCGCGAAGCGGCCGGCGCCGAAGTCCACGCCCGCCGGCCTGCTGGTGCAGCGCGGCTTCGACCATCGGCTCGGAATGTGGAACGGGGAGGGCTGCTGAATGAGTGCGGTCAGCTACTTCGTCTCCGCCGCGTCCTGCCTCGCATTGATGGTCGTGTGCGCGTACCGCGGGCAGATTGTCTGCGCGGCCTTCTGGGGTTTGGCGGCCGGCGTGATGTTGTTCTGGTTCATCCAGCACCGCGACGAGGGCTGACCCATGCGCAACCTCGCATCCACCGTCATCGCAGCCGTGTTCTTCGCCGCGGTCATTGCCGCCATCGTCATCGCCTGCGGCGCGCCGCTGGCCGTGATCGGGAGTTGAGCCATGCAGTGCCATGAAATCTGCGCGGCCTGGGTTGGCGGGGCTATGCAACTCGTCGGCCTTCTTGTTGGGGCTGCGATTGGTTGGCTCCTGCTGCGCCGGAAGGGTTGAGCCATGAGCCGACATCACTTCCCCGCCGGCCGCTGCGCTCTCCGCGCCTTCACCCAGGCCACCGAGGCCTCGTGCGAGGTCGGAGCGTCCACGGTCTTGGCGAGCGTCGCGTACTCCCGCGAGATCGACATGCAAGCGCGCTGGAAGACCAGGCGCACGGCCTCGGCCGGAGTGGGGATCGTGGGTTTCGTCATTCGTCGTCTTGTCGATGTGCCCGGCGCCAACCGCGCCGTTCGTGCGGCCGACTCCCCCGTCAAGGGCGGGGCGGCACGCCGGGCACATCGCCAAGCCTGACCTTTCCTCAACCTCAACTGCGATGGGAGTCGCCCGTGTCAATGGATCTCAGTGTTCAACCAACCGAATGGAAAGTGAAAGCAAGTGCTGGAAAGCACTGGCAATCGCTGCCCTCCGAAGCCCCTCAGCTGGGCCCCGAATCACCTCTCGCGGTCATCGAGATCGCCGTGCTCATGCGCGTGACCTTCAGCGGCGCGCTCAACGAAGCCTCGAAGCACTCGGGCAAGGAGGACTGGCAGATAGCCGACGAGATCCACATCTCGCACGGGTACATGAGCCGCTTCATGCGCGGCGTCGGCCAGCAGTGGGCCCGGCGCCTGGTGGCCTTCATGCGTGCGACGCGCTCTATCGCGCCGCTGCAGTGGATCGCCCACCAGGTCGGCTGCGATCTCGTCATCCGCTCGTCGCGCGAGGCGCGCATCCGCGAGCTCGAGTCCGCGCTGCTGGAAGCCAAGGGGCTGGCATGAGCGCCGAAACGAAGATCGAATGGTGCGACAGCACGTTCAATCCGTGGATCGGCTGCACCCGCGTGTCGCCGGCCTGCGATGACTGCTACGCGGCGCGCAGCACGCCGGCTCGTACGCTGAACGTCCAGTGGGGTACCGGCGCACCGCGTCGTCGCACGAGCGACGCCAACTGGCGTATTCCCGAGCAGTGGGAGCGCAAATCAGCGGAGTTCTTCGCTCAGCAAGGCCGGCGCCGCCGCGTGTTCTGCGCGAGCCTCGCCGACGTGTTCGACAACGAGGTGTCGGACGAATGGCGCGCTGATCTGTTTGACTTGATATGCCAGACGCCGAACCTCGATTGGCTACTTCTGACCAAGCGTATCGGCAACGCCGCCCGCATGATCGAGGACGGCGTTCGTTTCGCGCCGACCATGCGTGCCTGGCCCTGGCACAACGTCTGGCTCGGCGCTACGGTCGTCAATCAGGCCGAGGTCGACCGCGACGTGCCCAAGCTTCTGGCAACGCCCGCCGCACGTCGATTCCTGTCCATCGAGCCGATGCTCGGCCCGATCAGCTTCGAGGGCCTGTTCGCCAACCCTGAACGCATCAACGACGGGACGAATGCGCTGCAGGAGCTGGACTGGATCATCGTCGGGGGCGAGAGCGGCCCGCGCGCCCGTGCGATGCCGGCGGCTTGGGCGCGAGAGCTGCGCGACCAGTGCGAAGCCTGCGAGACGCCCTTCCTTTTCAAACAGTGGGGCGAGTGGGTTCCCTACGAACACAGCGCACAGCCGCCGTTCCTCTGGTCGCAGCACGGCCACGAGATCGACGGGCACGCGCTGCCCGACTTCGAGAGCGAGGACGGCCAGACCCAGCGAGAATGGACCAGCGACTTCGCCGACATGCTGCTCGCGCGTCGCGTCGGAAAGAAGGTCGCCGGCCGGCTGCTGGATGGCGTCGAGCACAACGGCTTTCCGGAGTCGTGCCAGCCATGACAACCCCCGTCCTCCCGCCGCTGCGCTGGCAGCCCATCCCCATCACCCCGTTGCCGGAGGTGCTGGAAGACAACTCCGAGTTCTCGTGGCGCCTGTTCGATGCGGCGGTGAGGGCGGCTGAAAAGTGGGTCGCGCAGCAGCCCGATCCCACGGGGAAGAAGCAGCCATGAAGCGCGACTTTGCCCCGCACCTTTCCGGCCGCATGCTGCCCGGCCTGTTCTCGTGCGACCTCAAGATCGGCCAGCGCGAGCGCTTCCCGGGTGATCCGTGGCCGCACTTCCAGACTTCGCCGCAACTGCACTGGATGCACTCGAGCGCCTGCTTGGGGGACGAACGCGGCTGCACCAACGGCCTGTGCCGATCGAAGCGCCTGCCGTCCGGCTTCCGCGACCCCCAACACCTCGAGCCGAACTCGCAACAGGTTCTGAAGGCAGAGCGCGCCAGCGCCGACGCTACCGCCCGCGAGACCTCGGCCTACCGCAGCCCGGGCGTCGGCCCGATGGGCGTTAGGCAACCCGCCGACGCGGGCCCGCAGGGAGTGCTGTTCGCATGAGCGACTACGACGCCTTCATCCACCGCAAGCTCTCGCGCGTCGCCCCGACCGGCATCGTTGGTGACTTCAAGCTTCCGGTGCACATGTTCCCGCACCAGGCTGCTCTGACTCGATGGGCCCTTAAGCGAGGTCGCTCGGCGATCTTCGCCGACACCGGCATGGGCAAGATGCGTATGGAGCTCGTGTGGGCGGACATGGTCCACCGCCACACGGGCCGGCCGGTGATGATGCACACGCCGCTCGCAGTCGCTGCTCAGCTCGCCGGCGAGGCCGCGGCCATCGGCATCGAGACGAAGGTCTGCCGGGAGACTTCCGACCTCATCGGCGGCATCAACATCGCCAACTATGAACGGCTGCATAAGTTTGACCCGTCGATCTTCGGTGGTGTGGTGTTGGACGAGTCCGGCTGCATCAAACACCACGACACCAAGACTTTTCGCGCTCTGACCGACGCCTACGCGGACACGCCGTTCAAACTGCCGGCGACGGCCACTCCCGCGCCGAACGACTGGACTGAGCTCGGAACTCACGCCGAATTCCTGGGCATCTGCACCCGCGCCGAGATGCTTGCGGAGTTCTTCACGCACGACGGCGGCGAGACGAGCGTCTGGCGCCTCAAGGGCCACGCGCGCGAGATCTTCTGGCGCTGGGTTGCGTCTTGGGGTGCCATGATTCGGAAGCCATCGAATCTTGGGTTTGATGACGGCGCGTATAACCTGCCGCCGCTGCACCTCCATGAGCACCTCGTCGAATACGAGATGCCGCTCAACGGCATGCTGTTCGCCACCGAGGCACAGAGCCTGAGCGAGCGCCGCGAGGCGCGCAAGGCGTCAATGGAAGACCGGGTGCGCGAGTGCGCCGCGATGGTCAATGCTGACACCGAGCCGTGGGTCGTCTGGTGTGACCTGAACGCAGAGGGCGATGCGCTCACCAAGGCCATTGACGGCGCGGTGCAAATCAGCGGCGCGGACGAGATCGACGTGAAGGAGAAGCGCCTCGGTGACTTTGCCGCAGGCCGCACCCGTGTACTCGTCAGCAAGCCCTCGATCTGCGGATGGGGCCTCAACTGGCAGCACGCCGCTCGCATGGCCTTCGTCGGCGTGACGGACAGCTACGAGGCGTACTACCAGGCGGTACGCCGCTGCTGGCGATTCGGCCAGAAGCGAGATGTTCACGTACACATTTTCGCCAGCAAGGCCGAAGGCGCCATCGTCGCGAACCTCAAGCGCAAGGAGCGCGAGGCGGGCGAGATGGCGGACCAACTCAGCGCCGAGACGCAGGCTGCCGTGATGGCTGAAGTCCGCGGCATGGAGCGCGCCACCAACTCCCACAACGCGGGCCGGCGCGTCGCCGTCCCTTCATTCCTGGAAACCGCATGAACTGCATCGACCAAGTCGTCACCGACCGGTACACGGCCATTCACGGAGATTGCGTCGAGGCCATCAAAGGCCTGCCCGATCACGCGATCGGCTACAGCATCTTCAGCCCGCCGTTCTCGAGCCTGTACACGTACTCCAACAGCCCGCGCGATATGGGAAACGCGCGCACGGACGCGGAGTTTTTCGAGCACTTCGAGTACCTGATCGCGGAGTTGCGGCGTGTGATGAAGCCCGGCCGCGAGGTCTCGTTCCATTGCATGGACTTGCCCGCGAGCAAGGAGCGCGACGGATATATCGGCCTGAAGGACTTCCCGGGCGATCTGCTGCGCGCCTTCGAGCGCCATGGCTTCATCTTCCACAGCAAGGCGACGATCTGGAAAGACCCGGTGACGGCGATGCAGCGCACCAAGGCCATCGGCCTGTTGCACAAGTCGATCCGCGAGAACGGTGCCATGTCGCGGATGGGCATTCCCGACTACCTCATCACCGTGCGCGCGCCGGGCGAATCCGAGCGCATCACGCACACCGTCGACGAGTTCCCCGTCGACCTGTGGCAGCGCATCGCCAGCCCGGTGTGGATGGACATCAACCCGTCCGACACGTTGCAGTACCGCAGCGCGCGCGAGCATGACGACGAGCGCCACATCGCGCCCCTTCAGCTGGACGTGATCCGCCGTGGTGTGCTGCTCTGGTCGAACCCTGGCGACGTCGTTCTGTCGCCGTTCATGGGCATTGGTAGCGAAGGCTACGTCGCCCTCGAAATGGGTCGCAAGTTCGTCGGAACCGAGCTGAAGAAGAGCTATTTCGATCAAGCCGTCAAAAACCTCGCAGCCTCGTCCATGCACCAGGCTGCCGACATGTTCGCTGACGCCGACCAACCCGCCTGACTACAGCGAGGCCCACCATGCCCATGCACATCACCTCCTCAATGCTCGATCCCTTCGAAGCGCGCGCACTCATCCAAGCCGCCGAATTCGGCAGCATCGAAACCATCGACGAGATCACGGATCGTCTTGCGGAGCAGGGCGTGTGCCGGCCCCGTTCTGACGACAGCCGGATGGGCGAGTGGCTCGCGATGCGCCAGCCGTCCAAGACCGCCGCGGCCGTGGCCCACGTTGCCGCCGACGTCGTCGCCACCTCCATCGGCTCGCAGATCGCTCAGCAGCTGCGCGGCGTGTTCGCAGGAGCTGCGCAATGACGACGACGTACCAACCCTACCCGGGCACGCTCGCAGCGCGCG